GCGTGGACAACTCCTGCCGGTGCTGGTGCAAATTTCACGTTAATCAATGCTGGCGGTACTGCGATGAGTGGATCATCAACAGTTACAGTCTCAGGCATCAGCGGCATGGATAAACTATTTATTTGGATGTATAACGGCTCAAGTGTTTCTACGAGCATCAATGTAACTCTCAGAATAAACGCCGATAGCGGAGCGAGTCAGTATTCTTTTGCAGGAAGTTTGCAAGAAGCCGCAACAACTTACAGCGCTGGAATTATCACTGGGCGTTCAAGTTATTCGGCGGATAGTTCTTTCCCAGTTTGTAAGCAGAGCAATACCGCAACAAATGAATTCTTTGCTGGCATCACGATACTTGGGAGCAATTCAAGTGGTAAGAAAGTTATTCAATTAGATAGCGGCATCGGTGGGACTGGTAGCGGCGGAATTTCATACAACATTTCAGGAATTTACAATGGCACATCTACAGTAAGTTCAATTTCAATCATTTCTTCGTCGGGCAATTTCGACGATGGAACAATCTACGTCTATGGAAGCGCAGGATAAAAAATGAAAATAACTGAAAGAATACACAACGTAGAAACAGGCGAAATCGTGGACGTCGAACGTGATGAAACTGCACAGGAAACAAAAGAACGCCTGAACAGCGAGAAAATTGCTAAACAGGAAGCGGATCTAGCTGCACAAAGAGCAACGGATCGCGCAGCACTTCTCACACAGTTAGGTATTACCGAAGAGCAAGCGAAGCTCCTACTCGGATGACTTATCCAATTGGCACAGCTGCTCGACTTGTCGAAGTGGCCTTGGCAGAAGTCGGCACGATTGAAGAAGGCGACAATCTAACCAAGTACGGAAAATTCATGAAAGCCGATGGCTTGCCGTGGTGTGGATCATTTGTGAACTGGTGCGCGGATCAAGCCGAAGTCAAGATTCCATCAATGGTCTCAACAGCTGCCGGAGCGAATAAGATGAAAGATCTTGGACGCTGGATTGCAGACAAGCCGCAAGTCGGCGATCTTTGCTTCATGGATTTTCCACATGACGGCATCGATCGGATTTCTCACATCGGCATCGTGGCCAAGGTCGAGACAGGATTCGTCGTCTGCGTTGAAGGCAACACGTCCGGCACTGGCGATCAACGTAATGGCGGAATGGTCATGATCAAGCGTCGCGCTATTGGCAAAGAAGTCGTCGGATTCGCTCGCGCTCGACTCGTTGCATATTCGGGAGAATTTCCAGCTGTGGAGATTCACACAGAAGCTCCCAAGAAGGGCAAGAAGAAAAAATGAAACAAATCCAAGCACTCGCAGCATCGTGGCTACGTTCATTCCTAGCTGCATCACTGGCCGTCTATATGGCCGGAGTTACAGATCCGAAGACAATCGGTATGGCCGGCCTTGCTGCCGTGCTGCCGGTGATTCTTCGCTTCTTAAATCCATCAGACGCATCGTTCGGAATCACAAAGGGAAAGTGATCCGAAAAGCACTGGCGGCGGCGATTGGACTGGGGATAATCCTTTCGCTGTCGTCGTGCGCCTACCAAGGATGGACGAGATATGACTGCCAACTCTACGAGAACTGGGATTCTCCGGAATGTAATCCGCCGCAGTGCAAAGCCAGCGGTATATGTACGGAAGACATCTTTGGATACGATCCGCGTGAGCCGCAGCCGTTATACAAATGAGCAGCTTAAAGCTCGGCTAATCGTATTTATCGGAGTCGTGCTAGCCGCTACCTTTTGCTTCTCAGTCGCCGGAATGCTTTATGCGCTCATCTTTGTAACTCAGCCACTGGGCGACCAAGCTCCGAACGATCGGGCTTTCATCGAACTTCTTTCCACGCTGACCATCTTTCTGACCGGCGCTCTCGGTTCAGTCTTGGCGTCGAACGGACTCAAAGACAAGACAAAATCTCCGGATGACACGCCGAAAACTGAACGGGATTCTTGACCAGAGACGGTTCATCCGTCACTCTTCCGGCAGGGAGCTGAGATACAGCTTCCTAGATTCGGGAGCAAAGCATGACAACTCAGGATTACATCCAGATGTGGATCGCCATCATTCTTTTAATCGGCATCGCATTAATGATCGGATACTCAATCGGACTCAAGGACGGACAGCGCGAGGGCTATCTTCGCGGCCGTGCCGTCTCACGCCATCTCTCAGCTAAGGAGAACCAACGATGAGCTTCTTGGACGGATACGAGGACATCGCCGCACGTATAGCGCGATTCCAGAAGACACATCCCACAGGTCGAATTGAGACATCGATCATCGACTTTAACGCTAAGGAAGGTTACATACTTGTCGAAGCTCGCGTCTATCGTGAGCACGAAGACACCTTGGCAGCCGGCATCGATTACGCCTTCGGCCACGTATCGACATTTAATACACAAATGAAAAAGTGGTATGTGGAAGATACTGTCAGCAGCTCGATTGGACGCGCTTTAAATCTTGTACTTGGTGCGATCAACTTGCCTGAAGGTATCTCCAACGCACGACCAACGCGCCAGAATATGGAGCAGGTCGAGCACAGTGCGCCAATCGTCGAAGTCGATCCTTGGGCTATCTCAAAAGACATCGGAGTCCCGAATATTGGTTCAGCAATAGAAGCCATTACGGACAAAATCGGAGCTGAAGTCATGGCCGAAGCTCCACGTTGCCAGCACGGCACACGCGTCTGGCGTGAGGGAACTAGTGCCAAGACTGGCAAGGCGTGGGCGAACTTTAGCTGCACGGAGAAGTCCAAGGCATCACAGTGCGATCCGCTTTGGTACGTAATGACCAGCAGCGGCCAGTGGAAGCCACAGGTATGACATGGGATACGTCGAGAGCTTCAAAGCCGGAGAATGGGATTACTGTGATGGATGCCAGAAGGCCATCCCTAAAAGCGAAGGCATTATGGAGCGCATCGATGACCAAAGCATTCTCTTCTTCTGTTATGTGTGCGCCAAATGAGATGCCTGTGGAAACACATCTGGATGAACTTATCGGACAACACCGGACGCAAGTGGCGCGAATGTGCCAAGTGCGGACTCACACAATGAAACACAAGTCCACGCTACAAATGCAGCAGATGAGCCATCTAGCTGCAATCAAGATGCTGTGCGATACACCTGACCAGACGATGGGAACTGAGCCGCGTTACCATCGCGGACTCAACTTCCACGAAAAAGTTACTGAGTTAGCACAGGCCATCGAAGCTGAATGGATAGTCGCAAAGTACTTCGGCAAAGACTTCGATCCTTTCGCTTCCAAATACAAGCGCATCGCCGATGTCGGTAACGGCATCGAGGTCAAGCACACTGAATCCGGATTTCATCTGATCGTGTATCCAAACGACAGAAATACCGACGTGGCTGTGCTTGTTACAGGTAAATCTCCGGAATTTCACATAACAGGCTGGATACCGGTATCGATGGCCAAGCGTCCACGATTTAAGAAAGCCACGCAGGATTCGTGGTGGATCAATATGCGCGATCTACAACCTATCGACACGCTGATGAGGAGTTCTTATGGAACAGCTGCGATATGAGTGCAGAGTCGAGAAGAAGGTACAGAATCACGGCGTACTGACCGAATTCAACCTTGGCGATGATCATGTGTGCGTCCAGTGTCTCGGATGCGGCATTATCGGCGTCATGAGTAGATCGGACGCACAGTGATGGCCGATTACGAATACCGGTGCGAGATGTGTGATTCTAGGGTCACGGTATCTCGACCAATAACAGATCAACTGAGTCGCGATCCTTACTGCGAAAGCTGCATGATCCCGATGAAACGCGTATGGGCTGCCACACCGGCAATCTTCAAAGGTAAAGGATGGGGCGGACAAAAATGAGCGACTTTTTGGATTTAGGATTGGAAGACAAGTTAATTGACTCGAAGACATCGGATGACTACTACACGCCACCTTTCATCTTCGAAGCTCTAGGCGTGGAGTTCGATCTCGACGTCTCATCGCCACCTGAAGGCGTACCTTGGCTACCAGCCAAGCGGTATTACACGATCATCGACGATGGCCTTGTGAGTCCGTGGGAAGGCCGCGTATGGATGAATCCGCCGTACTCAGACGTTACGCCTTGGGCTAACAAGTTCAGGAAGCACAATAACGGCATCGCCTTGGTACAGATCTCGAAAGCTAGATGGTTCGATGAGATGTGGCAATGGGCTGACGCTCTCTTGGTGCTGCCTAGCAATCTCAAGTTCATCAGTGGGCAGGGCAAGACAGCCGGTATCTTCATGCCGGCGATCCTGTGCGCCATGGGCGAAGAAAATGTCGAGATACTCAGGGCGTCCGGATTAGGAGTGATGCGATGA